ACTAAGGGTAAGGGATCAGAAGATGGAAGATATATTGGTACGAATGTTTTAAATGAAGCATTTCTTGAAAGATTTGCTGTGACATTCCAACAAGAATATCCAACACCATCGATTGAATTAAAGATCGTTAAAAATCTGATGGACTCTTATAAGTGTAAGAATGACAAATTTGCTCAGACTTTAGTTAAGTGGGCTGATGTGATTAGAAAAACAAATGAATCTGGTGGTGTTGATGAAACAATTACTACAAGAAGATTGGTTCATATTGTAAGAGCATACTCAGTATTTAAAGATATTGATAAATCTATACAGTTATGTACGAATAGATTCGATGAAGCAACAAGACTTGCTTTTATTGATTTATTTGACAAAGTATCAAATAACAAAGAAACTTCGGCTCCGAAACCATCAGAGTCTGAAGTTGCGAGTGCTGTAGTTAATCAACAACAAACAGTGAGTGCTTAATGCTAACTTGGAATTCACTTACTAAATCACAAAAACGTTGGGTAGAAAACGTTGCGAAAATTCTACCCGATTGTGTGACCAATGGGCATATTACAGCAACACAATGTTATGACTCTTTTAAACTATTAGAAAAACAAAGAGTTTCAGGTAGTCCAAAAATTGGATATCCAAATTGGTTGTTTAAACTTAATAAAATTAAAAGAGGAATCTATTTGTTTCCAGCAGAGGGAGTGACAGTACAAAAAGCATCTCAATCTTTAAGTGGGAAAGCTGAACCTATTGCTATTACCAACAGAGTATCAGAAGAAGATAAATCGTTTTTGAATGATTTAAAAGCTTTTGGTATTGATATAAAAGTTTCTTAATGGGAGTTTGTTAGTTTATTGTGAAGTGGGAGTCCCATATAAGAAAATTTCATTTTTTCTCCCACTTTACTTACAATAAAAAATATAATATAATAGTGATATGATAACATACGATAATGCTTCTAAAGCCCAAAGAAAATGGATTGATGCAGTAATTACTATTTTTCCAAATATTGAGAAAACTGGAGTAATTTCAGCAGCAGAATGTTATTCTGCTCATATGAATTTATTAAAAAATCGTAAAGCAGATTCAGATAAAATAGGATATCCTAATTGGCTATTTAAAACCAATAAAATAAGTCCAGGAGTTTATTTTTTTCCTGCGAAAGGATTAAACCCTGAGAGTATAGTTAAAACGACTCCAGTGGGAGATTCTTCTGTAAGAGCAGAAGTATCAAAGACAGAAGAAGATAAACAATTTTTTAAAGATGTATTAACAAATGTATAAATTTAACGAAGATAAACTAATAAAAGAATTAAAAGAATATATTGACCAAACATATAAAGGTCATTATTCTAAAAAGAAATTTCAGTCAACAGAGTTCATCGTTGATTGTGGTCATGGTCTAGGATTTACACTAGGCAATGTTTTAAAATATGCTCAAAGGTATGGGCATAAAGATGGACAAAATCGTAAAGATCTTTTAAAGATTTTACACTATGCTCTTCTTGCTTTACATATACACGATCAAGGAGAAAAACTTAATAATGAAAAGGAGTGAGAATGAAACTAAGTAAAGAAACACTTGCGATTATGAAAAACTTCGCAGGTATTAATGCCAATCTAATGCTAAAGAATGGTAATAAAATATCAACAATATCGCCAGCAAAAAGTGTAATGGCTGTAGCACAAATTTCAGAGAACTTGCCAATTAATGGTTCTGGAAATTTTGGTATATATGAATTAAACGATTTTCTATCAGCTTACACATTAATGGAAGATCCAGATTTAACATTTGCTGATAATTTCTGCATGATTTCTAAAGGTCATCAAAAAATTAAATTCTATTCAGCAGCAAGTGAAATGCTACTTGTTCCATCAAAAGAAAGTTTGCCTGTTTCTGATGATGTATCTTTTAATTTAAGAGCAGCAGATTTAGATATTATTTCAAAGTCAGCAGCAGTTTTAAAAGTAAGTGATATATCAATCGTATCAAAAGATGGTAAAGTAAGTGTTGAAGTTGCTGATAAAAAAGCACAACAAGCTGCAAAATCAGGACAATCAACAGCTAATACTTTTAATCTAGATATTGGTACATCAGATAAAGAGTTTAAAGTGAATATGAAAGTTGATAATTTACAAAAAATTGTACTTACAGATTATGTAGTGACAGTTGATAGCAAAAAACTATCTAAATTTTCAGCGACTAAAGGTTCGCTAGTATATTACATCGCAATCGAATCTGATTCTGTAATCGGCAAATAATCTAATGGGAGGAATACTCCCATTATACATCTATATTATATTATGATAAACACATCTGAAAATCAATTTGTTTGGGTTGAAAAGTATCGTCCTCGTACAATCAACGAATGTATCTTACCTAAAAATTTTAAACTTACATTAAAGTCTTTCATTAAAGGAGGACAGATACCACATTTTCTATTTTATGGTACAGCAGGTGTTGGTAAAACTACTGTCGCTCGTGCACTATGTGATGAAATTGGTGCTGAGTATATAATCATAAATGGTTCTGAAGAGGGTCGTATGATTGACACTCTAAGAGTAAAGATTAAAGGATTTGCTTCAACTGTATCTTTGACTGCAGCAAAAAAAGTAATTATTCTAGATGAAGCTGACTATATGACTCCGAATATAATGCAACCAGCTTTAAGAGCATTTATAGAAGAGTTTTCTTCTAATTGTAGATTTATACTTACTTGTAATTTTAAGAATAAAATTATTGATCCGATTAAATCAAGATGTTCTGTAGTTGACTTTAAAATACCAAATGATGAGAGAGCAGTTATTGCTACTGATTTTTTCAATAGAGTTGTTGAGATCCTGGAAAAAGAAAATATAAAATACGATAAGAAAGTAGTTGCTACTCTTATACAAAAGTTCTTTCCTGACTTTAGAAAAACATTAAACGAACTACAAAGATATTCGGTAGGTGGTACTATCGACACAGGAGTTCTTGTGGGGGTATCAGATGAGTCTTATACAAACTTATTTAAATATTTAAAGAATAAAGAGTGGGATAAAATGCGTGAGTGGATTGATCTTAATTCAGACATTGATACTACAAATTTATTCTCAGAGATATTTGAAAAATGCCATCCATCAATTGAAAAGAATTCAATACCAGAGTTGGTTTTAATACTAGCAGATTATCAATATAAGTCAGCTTTCGTAGCAGATGCGAATATCAATAAGATTGCTGCAATGACAGAGATAATGAAAAAATGTCAGTGGAAGTAAAAAAGTATAAAACAAACCCATTTAAGTTCGTCACAGCTATCAATTACAGTAAAGAAAACCTACACGAAACAGAGACTTTCGAAGAAGATTATTTGCCTTATATTATTAATAGATCTCTCTCTATGTTTCCAGATACAGTCCAAATAGCTAATGAAATCAACATTTTGCACTATGTTCCAAAGAAGTGGCAATTTCTGTTTTACCTAAATATAGTCGCTAAGAAGAAAAGATATTCGAATAAAAAGTGGGCAAAAAAATCTAAAGATTCTAATGAACCTTTTATTATGGAATATTATAACGTTTCTGCTCAAAAAGCAAAAGAGATATTATCCCTTTTAAAACCAGAGCAGATTGAAATTATTAAATCAAAATTTTATAAAGGTGGCATACAATGAGTGAAGTTGAAAATAAACAAGAATCATTAGAGACTGTAAAAGAAGATTCAAATAAGTCTGTTCCATATGCATGGAGTCCAGACAAAATGTTAGAAGTTTTTCTGATCGAACCAGATAACTTTTTAAAAATTAGAGAAACATTAACACGTATCGGTATCGCAAGTCGTACTGATAAAAAACTATATCAATCTTGTCATATATTACATAAACAAGGAAGATATTTTATCGTTCATTTTAAAGAATTATTCTCTTTAGATGGAAAAGAATCTAATATTACTACAAACGATATTGAAAGAAGAAATACAATAGCTGTATTATTGGCTGATTGGGGATTATTAAAAATTAAAGATCTTGCCCAAATTTCATCCAAAGCTTCTTTAAGTCAAATCAAAGTTTTAGCACATAAAGACAAAGCAGGTTGGGAACTTGTGGCTAAATATAATATTGGAAAAAGAGC